TGTCTTAATAATATATTCTCTCCTGCTTTATTTTTCCCTATGATATCTCCAATGTTACCATTTTCCCATATGTCTTTTAATATCGTTTCAGCGTTTTCAATGTGTAAGACTTTTTCGCTTATAGAAAAGTTACGACCTTCTACACCACCTAAAGCTTGTATAACTTTTTCCATCGCTTTATTAACATTCTCTCCAGTTGCGGTGGTTATTTTATTTTCAGCTAACACTTGTGGCACCGCGTCTGCTAATAATTGTTTGGACATAAACCTAGCAAGCGCTTCTACTTTTCCAGCGTAATAGTTACTCGGTCTATTTACCGCTTTGTATCCTAATATGTCTACAGCATCAATCATCTCACCCGTCTTTGGATCTTTATATTTACCAAGTAGAAATGCCTCAAGTCCTCTTTGTCCACCCATCTGCTCCCAGGTTTTAACTTTCCAAACTTGATTACCAGCAGTAGCAGATGTTGTTTTTCTAAGTTTCTCAACACCTTGAAGAGCTAACGTCTCCTTAACACTTGCTCTTTCCTTTAACTCTTCAACCCCAAACCTCTCCATGTTTGGATATGTTTTTAATATACTTTTAGTTAATTGACTAGTAGCAACAATATAATTTTGCCCATCTAAGGATTTCATGATATATTCTTCCCATAGAGTTTTACCATGTTTCTTTAAGAAGTTGTGTTTGTCTTTTCCCATCAACTGATTCTTAACCTCTTTGTACATTTGGTCAACCATGTTTTTCTCCACGGCTTTAACAAACTCTGGTCTAACAACGCCCTTAGCATCAAATATCGCTGTGTTAGTTTTCTTAAATGCTTCTATTGTAGTATTGAAAACAGCACTTTTAAGTTCAGTATATTTTTTAGTACCTTCTCCAGCACCAATATCTCTCTTGAATTGAGATGTTTCTGTTTCTACCTTCGCCGCTTGATTTACTTCAAATAATCTTTTTAAAGCAGCGTCTTCCCCACCTAGTTGTAATTCAAAGGTATCCTCTCCAAACTTTTGTTCTCGTCTAATCTCTTTACCACTCTGTTCTACACCGGGTATACCTAGTTGTTCAGCTAGCTTCATTGATCTAAGCCAAAGTCTACTACTTATAAAATCATCTATTGTTTGATTCTTACCTAGTTTTTCCTGTTTAAATTCTGATCTAACTATTGTAGCGGCATTAGATATAATGTCCTCTTGGAACTTCATTCTTCTCTCCCTGTGATTACCACCCTCTATAGCTCTTTCAACTATATTCTTAGGAATAGGATCAAATAACTTTTGAGTGATTGATTCTACTATTGGCATTATCTCTTGACCAAAAGCACTTTTTCTTAACATAAACTCTTCACCTCTAGCCCAAACAGAGTGACCGTCTCTATCATGTACTAATTCGCTCTTAGGACCATCGAACATTCTCCTAACATTACCACCATGTTTTTCTAACATAGTCGCAACATCACTTCTTGATTCAGCTACTTGCTTAACTTTACCAAGTTGTTTTGGTTCTCCTTCTATTTTAATTTCTTTAGCTTCTATCTTAGTACCTACTTCACCTTCTTTTTGTATTGTTTCTATTAGATTAAAAATATCTTCAGCTGCCTTCTTAGAGTTAACACCATTAAGCTCAAACTTATACATGTTTGGAAAAGGCTTTTTAGCAAACGGCCAAATTACTTGTCCTAGTTTTCTACCCGTTATAAAATCTCTATCGATCTCTTTGTTTTTTATTAAATCACCTAAAGCTGTTAGATACTCCTCGTAGTATAATTTAGGATCTCTTTTTATATCTCTATTGTCAGCTGTCTGTTTCCTAAAACTCTTGTACATGCTTAGATCGATCTTTATTTCAACAACTCCTTTTTCACCGGTCTTTTTATTTTTCTCCATAACCGGTTCTCCCTTTTCGTCAACCTTTATAAGCCATCTAGGTTTAGTTGGGTGCTCAGCCCAGCCCTCTGGAATAACAAGTCTTTGTTCCATTTCATACTTATAAAACTTGTCTATTCTTTTTTCAATTTTTGCTCGATCTTTACGGTGCAACTTTTCCATCACCAAGTCGATAATTTTTATTCCGTCTTCTGAAACCCTTCTTGATAAGTCTCCATTTTCCATCAACTCCTTATGAAGTTTTTGATCTTTTTCGTTTTTAGAATTTTCTAATTTTTTCAATTGTTTACTATCGTAAACCTTACCTTTGTATTCTACTCTATAAGTTTCTTTTAAATGATTCCACAATACCTTATGTGTTATCTCATGTAGTCCAACACCGAGATTCCTAACAGCTAAAGCTCTATCTCTATTTATGTATATCCTTTTACCCTGAGAGATAAAAGCTTCACCTTCTTTATCGAAACCTTCTTTTTCTGCAGCTGATTGATACATTTGGTCGTTCAGTATATTGAATTGCACACCTAAACGTTCTGCTATTTTTTTATCATGAGCTAGTTGTTTGTCTAATCTTTTAGCCCACTCCGCCTCGTAATGCTTATACTGTTCTTTTATATTTGCTTCTAATAATTTATTATCTGCCTCTAACTTCTCAATCTCATACTTTACCTTAATATCTAGCGGATTCTCCTTCTGCATGTTCTTTAGGCCTTTCACCCTAGCTATATTATGAGCTAATTTGTACTTACTCTCCATGAATACTTTTCTAGCTTCAGATCCTCTCTCTAGTTTAGCTGCATTAGCGAAATTATAAGAACTTTTAACAACCTCGTATAGCGATGATAAATACTGACCTTGTTCACTGTTTTTCTCAACACCTAAATGATCTAAATACAATTCGAATTCATGTTTTTTAAATCCACCAAGTCTATCTAATTCATTTAACTTTAAAAGTCCTCCCTTTAATCCATTAGCTACATTGTATTGATCGTAAAGATATTTCTCATACTCACCATTAGCTTTGAGACCCTTCTTCATTGCTATAACTTCATTTCTTCTATTTAAGTTTTTAGCGTGAATCTCAAATTCTTTTATACTTTTTTCTTTAGATTTGATTTCATTTTTTATTTTATCAATTCTATTTTCAAACTTACCACCTTCTAAAATATCAGCTCCTCTGGCCCAAAAATTACCGCCTTGTTCTTTTTCTAATTTCTCTAACTCCTTTTTTAACTTATCTATTTCTTTAGTTGCCTTGTGGATTTTTAGTCTTTTAGCTAAATCTATCTCGTGATTATTCCAACTTTTATCACCATTCTTCTTGAATCTCTTATACATCTCTAGCTTCTTGGCAGCTAATTCAGATTCTGCGTTTTCAATTTTAAACTTCATCGCATCTCTGTATATAGCTTTCTTAAGCTTCACTGGCAGCTTTGGAACACCGATTGTCAACATGGCTATTGTGGTAGCTATAAAGTGGTCTTTATTGTTAAAAGAATCCCACTCTTCTTTTCTAGCTTTACCTTCTTCAGAAAATGGATCTAAATCAGTCCAAGGCCACCAACCACGTTGAAAGTCTTTATTAATTTGATCCACAACACTAGATACATATAGTAATCCAGAAGCAGTAACACCTTGAGCTCCCCATTTAGAAAAGGCTCCTGCAACTGCTGCTCCAGGAGTATCCATTAATTTTAAATACGTTTGCCCTATAACAGATTGTTTCTTCATCCTAGGTTTAATAAACATATCGTGAAACCCTTTTGTTCCAATACCCAGTAAACCACCACTAATACCCATAGCTATTGGAAACGCTAAGTTTGTTTTCATCTCACCAGTTTCGTGATCAAAGTGAACCGTGTGAGCATCCCAAACACCACTACCATCTGCTAATAGCATTTCACCCATATTTTCAGCTATACCCCACTCTAGTGGTGTTATTATAGCTGGTGCGACTATTTTATTTACGAATGTTTGATAGTATTTACTATTACTAAGTTTAGTAAAATGTCTACCTAAATATGGTATACCCTCAATCATTCTACCGGTTCTTCCAACTAAACCTGTACCAGCTTGTGGAAGATGACTCATAGCGTGACCCATAGTGGCAGATCTTCTAGCTGTACCAACAGTTTTTTGTAAAGCCCCTAATCCTCCTAATTTTTTAAATACAGCGAGCTCTAACAGTAATGGTGCTAGTGATGTCACGGTGTTACTAGCTAAATTAGCAATATGCCTATTATTGTTACCTCTACCATTCCATCCATCATTCGCTACGTCAGGTACATAAAAACCACCCTCTTGTAGGGTTTGTTCAAACGATGTTGCAAGTTCATCATGAGTTATTTTATAAGATCCAGCGCCTCCAAATGATTTAGCTAATCCATCTCTCCATGTTGATGTTTCACCTGTTCTTACCACGCTATCCCAATTACCCTTCCAAGCTTCCCCAAAGTTTAACCACCCGTCTCCAAAGACCCAGTTCTCCATGTTAGACTCCATCGGGTTTATATTAGCATCGACAGCTAGCGCTAGAGTTTTGTATTTAACAAGTGCTTTATTAAACTCTGTTGCTATTCTACTACCACCAGGTAATTTTGTTAAAAACCGTTGGTCTTCTCCTTCACTCTTATCCCAATCGGGATTGTATTTTACATCTTTATCAAACCCTTGTTCAAATGACAATCCACCCATTGTTTTGCCACCCAGCTCGAATGGGTGTCCTTGATTATACGCTTTTGTGAGTTGACTCAAGTCGTTATCTAATCCATCTTCTCTAGCGTCAAATATATCATGCAAGCCAGTTAGTATATCTTTCGTGCCATCTATAATAGCCCCTTTATTTTCATGCGCGATCCTTACCCAAGCCATTAAATCGTGATACGCTTTTATTCTTTCAGACTTCAACCAGTTTATATCTTTACTTCCAGCCATTTCATCAACCAAACTCTGGATATCTATCTCCATCCTGTCAGCATCGTTCATCTCTCTAGTTTCCCCTGTTGCAATACCATTTTTATCCAACTTTATCATCTCGTTAGGATCTAAAGAACTAGGAATCCACTGAACTTGTTTTATTTGTTCTGCAACCCACTCTCCATTTTCGTCTACACTATCTTCGAAACCATACCTTGTTGCCATCATACTTGCTTCAAGTTTTAATTCCTTTATCAAGTCTTGTGGGTTCTCTAAGCCAGCTTCTTCAATGCTGATTATTTCTCCGCTATCACTTCTTGTGTGTCCACTTTTTAGTAGTTTTATTTTATCATTTATCTTTTTATATTTTTCTGGTTGTATGCCAAGAGCACTATTCCCCAGAATACCAATAGCATCATCTAAGTCTCCATCAAACTGCTCTCCAGTTAAATCAACATCAATTAAGTTTTTTCCTATTTGCTCTTTTGATATACCGAGAGATTCATAGTCCAATACCATTTCAGGACTACCAGCATTATTACCAGTATGTTTGTCTTTATAAAAGTCTTGCAACTCATGTCTATGATCCCACAAATACTTATAGGATAATTTTGTCCCGTCCTTTAATTGAATGAAACCGGTCATATCAACACTCTCTTCATCCCACCCCATTAAGTCGTGGATAAATTTACTAAACTTTTCCATTTCAGGCATAGCCGCATCTTCACCCGCTTGTTGAAGAAAATTTGATGTCTCTCTACCTTCACCAATCATATTAATCGCATTAAAAGCAGTCTCGTGTTCAGCAAAATATATTTTACCGTCTTCACTATTGTACTTTCCCTTTCTCCCGTCTTTATCTACAACAAAACCATCTTCATCTTCCACATACTCGTTACCGTCAGCATCAGTGTGTACGAATGGTGTTCTCACCCCATCATTAACATCCCAGTCTGTGTCTACTATTTCAATAGCACTTATTGACTTATTATCCAAGTGTTCAGTATGAGCTAAAGCTGGAACATGTGTGTTTTGTTTTGCGCCCTTGTGATGAATGGTTTTAGAATCACCCAACCAGTCGTCGTATATCTCTTGAAACACTTCTTCTTTTTTACCAGCCGTTGTTTGTATTCTTATATCCTCTAATATATCTCTAAGTATATTTTTATCTATAGCCCCACCACCACTTTTTACGTCATCAGCCCATCTAGTGTTTCCAGTTAGATGATGTATATCAGATGTCCAATCACCAATTTTAATTTTAACTGCATCTCTTCCACCAATAGCTTCTACTACCTCAATGTTTTCTCCTTCAAATAAATCTTCAAGATAACTTTTTAATCTCTTTTCTCTTTGGCTCTCTCCACTATATTTTTCTCTTAATTCCTTATGTCCAGTACCAAGAACCGGAGGTCGGTAGACTCCCGTACTGTAATCAAGTATGTTATCGTGCTCCGTGACTTGATACATTTCTTCAACTATATCTTCATTAGCAGTTCTATTTCCACTTTCATCTTCTGGATATAATCTATTGAGATTATCTTCACTCAATTCATTGTTGTCTAAAACATCTCCAGATTCTGGATTAGGACTAAGTAAACCTGATACAAAATTCCAAGCTCTACCCGGGGCTGTTGCTGTTTGCTCAAGAGTGTGTGACATATCTTGTTGCCGCTTTAAATCCCCAGTCCACCATTTTTTATTACCTATAAGTTTTTCTAGTTCCGCTTCGAATGTATCATCGTTCTCGACGTTTATTTTTAGTTCTCCGCTTTTTAATCTCTTTACATAATCTCTACCAACGTTTTTATCATATAAAGCGTTTAAGATGTCTCTTTTTGAAACCTCTTGCATTCCACCTTCTATACCTATTTTATACTTAGGTTTAAACTCAGGTGAGCTTAATTTCTTTGCGTTCTTATTTATTTTAAGGAATTGTTCATTTTCGTCTTTGGTGACATTATAGACTGAATCACCGACTTGATATTGATATTGCTCGCTCATAGGCGGCACTTCTTTTGCATTGGGATGCAATTCTAAAAAACCTGCTAGTTCGTGTGGCGCGACGCTGTATCTCTCACCGTCGACCATGTATACTTTTTTCATACTGTATCGTTAGTTACCCGTTATTATTTGTTCTTGTTTAATTCTCTTTGGAATTATTTTTCTTCATTAACTCTCGCTTGTGCGTCTTGATAGTCTGCCCACTGTTGATATGAATAGCTGTCGTCTAAACCTACCCAAGTATTTCTATATTTCTTGGATCTTGTCCAACTTGCAACACCAGCTTCTTTTCTAGTTTGTAAACCATGAGCTTTCATAAATGCCTGCTTTTCTTCTAGTGGTATATTCGGATCTGATAGTATAGATTTATATAAAGTCCATCTTTGCTTAAGCGAATAGTGTTTCACATCTTCTAGGTTTAATTTTTTGTACCTGGCTGCATCCGCACTTATATCAACTTTATTTTTTGTTGTTGTTTCACCAGTGTAATTTGGACTATCAGGATTGAGTGGAGAATCGGCCCATGAAGTAACACCTGAATTCTTTTTAGTGTTTATTTGGGTTTTTGTAAACTCTTCATCTGATTGCCCTAGTAATATATCTGCTTTTCTACCCTCGACAGTTTGATTCCTAGCACCTACACCTCTTTCAAATTGTTGATTTAAAAAATTATTAAAAAACGTGTTAACATATCCACCTCTACTCCATAAAGCTGGGTCATCATTTTTTATTAATTCATCAACAATTCCAGCAGCGTCAGCTTTTATTATATTTATATCAACCTCAGTTACAAGGCCATCATTATCCATGTCTACCGCTATACCTTCACCAAACGCGTCTTCGATATTAACATCAGGTGTAGCTGGATCTGAATCGTGATCTACCATTATTCCAGCTTCAGTATAAGTCATGGTTTGAATAGCTTGAGTTAATCCATCTCTAAAGCTAACATCAGAGCCTAACGCGTGATTTAGCATGGAATTTTTATTACCCTTTTGCATCCAAGCGTACACGGTGTTTTGCCCCGCGACATTATCATACTTCTCATTAGTACCATAAGCTAAACCCTTTGAGTATGTATATTGATTATTTGCTTCATCTAATATTGAAGTAGAAAAAGTGTTGTCTTTAACATTATTGTTAATTATCTTTTCTATATCAGAAAATTTCATAAACTTCTTACTCCATCCACTTTCCACTTTTCCTTTTAAATCCTCTACGTTTTTATTATGCTCTTCTAATTCCTTCTCGTTCATCTCACCGGTTGGTAACGCTAGTAGTTCATTGTATGTGTTTTGTAATTCAGGTAGTACACTATCGTCATGAATCATGTAGCCAGATTCACCTGTTCCATCTTCATTTTCAGTAACTAGCGGGTTTGATCCATTAGTTATTCCAGCAACATCAATACCCACCAGGCTACTACCAAATCCCTCAACATAACCTCCTTCGAGTTCTGATAGTTGAGCAGTATTCTTTATATTAGTTTTTAGCTCTTTATTCTTTTCCATGGTGGTTATATCTCTATTGAGATCTTGCATTATTAGAGCTTTACCCTTTGGACCTGAAAAAATATATTTATTACCTAACTTTTCAAATTTATTTAAATACACCTCATATTGATCTGGAGTTAAATCCTCCCCATAATCAAGACCCTCCTGTATCTTCTCATTGAATACATCTTTTTGCTTTCTATACCATCCAGCAACGTCCTCCATTCCTTCAGCCAATGACTTTTGAATAGCTTGAATACCCTTAGAGAAAGTAAGAGGTCTTTCGAATCTTTTTACCGCCATTCCGGCGCCTTGTACTAATGTTGGATCTGCTGCCATATTATTTTATTTTATATTAATTACCCCGTTCTAACATAAGAATCAGAAGTCTTATCCCATTCGAATCCTTTTGGAGCAGAAGCACTCGCACCGGCACCAATACCAGCTACCGCCATACTAGTAGCACCTTGAATACCACCAGCTAAAGCATCCCAACCAGCTTGACTAGCGTCTTGAGCTTGTTGTGCGTACGCTGCTGTTTCCTGCTGTGACATACCTAATAGAGTAGATTGTTTATTTAACTCCATTTGTCTAGATGTTACCTCACCTTGTCTCTCCATACCTTGTATTCTACTAGCCTCCTGTTGTTTTAACATTTGGTTTCTTTGTTCTTGAGCACCTATGTCAGCTGCAGCTTTTTGTGAAGCTAGTTGACCCTGTTGAGCTAAAGACTGAGCAAGCGAAGCTATACCACTACCTCCAGCAGCACCTCTAAGTTCACCTAATATATTGGCTTGACTTTGTTGGAATTGTTGCCTTTGAAAATCAGCGGCTTTCTGATTAATAGTTAAATCTTCAAACTTATTTTCCATATTAAGAAATGGATTACTAGTATCTAGATTTGCATAGATATCTTTCAATCTATTCATCTCTTCTCTAGATTCTTTCTCTTTTTCTCTAGCTTTCTCTGCAGCTTTGTCAGCTTTAGATTTACCCCATATACCTAAACCTAAATTAACAGCAGCACCAACAGCTAAGGCAGCTCCAGCAAAATTTAATGGACTATCTTCCTTGTTGCGCATGTTAAGATTCGTTAGATTTTCTTAAAGCATCGAGATACTTTTGTCTCATTTCGTTTTGTTTCTTTTCAAACGCTCTTTGACTCTCAACCCAACCTGGATTTCCAACCACGCTATCCATATTTACAGCTTTAGATTTAACTTCTTCCCAAACATTACTAGCTTTATCTTTCACGTTCTCCCATTTTTCCTTTAACCAGCTTTTCTTCTCCTCCTCCTCATTTTTCAATGGTGAATTATAAGACTTTTTTTGTAATGGTGAATTTGAGTGAGCTTGCCACCCTTTCATTTTAAATGCCATGTTTTAAATTTTTAAATTATTATTTACTAATATATAGTTACATTTTTTACCAATTATTTACTACTCCCAACGATCTCAGCTGAAACATTAAACAACTCAGCTTTATCAATAGCGTTATTCCTAAGTGATAATAAACCATAATATCCTTTTAATGATGATGTGTTAGCCGAATTACTCTTAGAGAAGAAGAAATAAATATTGAATAAATCTACACTATCAATTTGCATAGTACCGTCAACACTCACGGTAACACCAATTAAATCACTAGCTTGTATTTCTAGAATATCTCCATTTATAGCTGTAACACGACCAAGATATTGACAGTTGTTCGTATTAGACGTTTCACCACCACTTTCAATAGAATACCCAATTCCAACTTGTGATTGAAAGTTAATACCCGCCAAGGTGTTAGAGTAAAAAATATCATCACCTACCTGTAGTGATATATTTAGTCCCGTGTTCGAAAAAGATAAAGCTATTAATTGCATGTTATTTTAATTAAGGTGTATATATTCCTGTTATTTGATCAAGATCAAAATCCATTGCTACATCTGCATTTCCCCACTTTTTTATCTGTCCATAAATTGTCATCGATATAGTATCATTAGTTGTTGACGTGGTAGATCGACTTGCTTGAATATTAAACAACACAACTTCAGTGCCACCGTTACTTGATGGTAAAGAGTTGGTCCAGTGAGAAGCTGCTGAATCCGTATTTGAAAAAAGAGGTTGACTAGGGGTACCGAATCCACTTGGAGCTGCGATCTTAAATATAACATTTATTCTAAATTGTCCTAATTCATTAGTGTTGACCATAGCGTCTGATGATGTAATTCTAGAATCTCTTGCTGTTGCGTTTATTTTACCAACAGCTGTCACGGTACTAGGTAGTGTTATTGTGCCACCAAGACCACCAATAGACCAAGTGAAAGATAGTGTTGGTGGGTTATCTTGATTTATCGTGTACAAGTACTCTCTACCATCTTCACCTACTTGTTTCTCCGGTATATTGGATGAGAATACTGTTTGAGTAAATTCCGATGGAACAACATTCACATCATACTTGTCAGACCTAGTAAATACAACTTTTTTATCATCAAGAATACTGACATTTCCGTCTAATGTAACCTGCTTGGTACTAGTGTTAACTGATAGTACTTTTCTTAATGTTGCACTATCAATTTGTGTTTTATCAAGTGTTGTTATTTTATCATCTTTCATAACACCATTAACACTGTCTAGTGTTAACGTTGAGGCACCACTAATAGCACCATTCATTTTGGTAACTAATATTACTGATGGTGGTATTTTCATTTTAACAGAATAGACACCATTTCTTTCACAGTGAATTAACTTAGCTGGTGTACTTCCATATATCGGGTCAGCATATGTTGAATTAGTTCCCACCAGTGTTGACTTACCGGTACTTCTTCTTGTTGCCACAACTTTAAACTCAGAACCTCTAGTTGCGTTTATACTTATAGTTTTTGTTCCACCAAGAGTACCAACTCTATCAGATCCAACACTTATAGCATTTATAACTCGTGTTTCAACCTTCTCCGCTATAGTTTCGCAAACAAACTCGATGTCCACGCCTTCTGTAATATTAACATCCTCCTTAGCTGTTATGTATAATACAGCGCTAAACACCTTTGGATAACCCACAGCGGCCTCACTACTATTCTCTATGTGGATTTTTATTTTACTACCAACTGGATTTGTAATTTTTAAATAAGGCTTTTTTGCGAACTTATACCCAGCAGATGGTTGCATGTAGAACCATAAGGCTTGTTCTTTTTCATTTGGATCACCATAACCTTTAATTATTGATTCCTTATAGTCAGGTCTAGTAGTACTGAGTACGTCACTTGTCTCTAAAGACGTTAGTTTCCTTGTTGTCAATAATGGATAAACTCCCCAACCATAGTTAGCTGCACTATGTTTCCTACTTACATTAAACTCCCAGGATGTTGTTTGCTTACTAGCTCTAGATAAACGCCTAGCAATACCTTTTATTGGTAATAATATTTTAATATTACCTTCTGTAACAACGAAGTCTTTTTTAAAAGTAAATGTCGCCACAACCTTATTGTCAGCATCTCCATGAGATGTTACAACTGTAGAGGTGTTTGTAAATACGACGCTTTCTATCTGAGGTGGTAATTTTGTTATAGAAAAATCACCAGCAACAACACTATATCCAGGCTCAGGTGTTATATTTAGTGCACCTGTAGTAACCTCATTTCCAGCTCCATCGCTATATCCAATGGGTTTAACTATTTTAAGTTTTGATATTTTGTATTTTTTAGCCATTATATTTAACCTTCTAATTCAGGGAAGTGATCCCAAGATGAATAACTCATTGTCCCATTAACACTATGTTCTCTCCAACCGTCTATCCAAACCTCATCATTTGTTCCAGTGACAACCGTGTTATCTGGAACATTAAACCACTGACTTGTTCCGCTCCCGCTTCCATATGGCTCTAACTCTGATTGTATAGTACTAAGAACACAACCGCTGAAAGTTCCTGAAACTACCATCTCATGGTTAACATTTAATAATTCAACTGCATCTGAATTCATCACCATAATCGACGGTTGAGCCATGTATATGGAAGCACCCGCCATTGGTGCTCCACCATTTTCTTCAGCATCTATATATACCTTCATCTGATTACTCCAATCAGCGTTAGTTGTTACACGAACTTGTTGTATTAAAAATAGCTCTCCTTGTGGCACTACTACGGTGCTAACCTCATCACCAAAATCAAATTTAACTTGAGTGGTTGTTCCAGGCATATTGTCTAAAGGTATCCATAAAGAACACTCGAACAAAATAAAATCGCCCTCGGACCTCGCGAATCCATCAAACATGGTTTTATGTTTTATACCACCTACTCCAGTTTGTTCTTCATCAAATGTAAATTTAGCCCATGGAGCCATTGCGTCTATAGCAGCAACATCAACCCAACCATCTGGAACTGTATCTGAACTAATAGCTGTCGCAAACCCAAGCCCTTGTGTATTAAAAGCACTTGTATCTATATTATCTCTCCAGTCTTCAGTTGTAGAACCTCCATCATCACCAACTGCTAATAGTTCGTTACCTATAACGTGATTAAACCACTTGCCCTCTTTGTTTAGAAAATCTTTTACAGTACCAACATCTAAATCTGTATTAAATGACTCAACCCACCATCCAAATTTATCAGAAATATTTTGACCATCAAAAACACCACCCATAAAGCCATTTACAACATCTATAACAGTTCTAGCTTGTGAACCTTCGTAATTAATAGATTTAAAAGACTTAACAACATCCATTGTGTCATTGAATAAAACGTCAACTCTAGACTCGTATTGATTTCCGTAAAATGTATTACTTGGTATAGATGTGACATCAGCGTAGTGTTTCCATATGTTTCTATCCTTGACAGTTATGTAGTTACCAGTTATTGAGATACCAGTTTCAGGTATAAAAGACTTAAAACTAACCCAACCTTTACTAGCTTCGTTAAAAGATACTGTTGTGTCCGTTAACGTTGAGAAGTTTTCATTAGCTAATATATTCTCACTATAGCTTAAGGTTAAGTTGTATTCACCGTTAACAATATCAAATGTACCTAGTAGTGATTTAGATAACTTTAGATTATCTCTAAACCACTCTCTCATACCAACGTTTGATATTGGCGTTAAGCCATCTCCAGATAATCTTAAAACCGCACCTCTTTGTTTATCTGTAAAATATAATCTAAATTGATCCCACGCTAGTGATTCTGGATTTTTAGATATACCGTAGTCACCAGCAAATGGAACAGCTGTCCCAAGAACTCTATTTGTGGAAACAAGTTGAGAATTACCATCAGCATTATACATAGCGTCTTTATTTGCTATCACCTTTAACACTTTGTCCTCACATAACACAACCACGTCCGTGTTTCTCGTTTTTAACGACTGTATAGATCCATAAGCTGGATTTAAATCCTTAGTTATCTTCTCAGACATATTAAACTCATTTAGATTATTAGTGCTACTTATTGAGTTGTATAATCCAGAATATATTAATCCACTACCTCTTTCTTCATACGTATAATCTAAAAATGTTGTAGAAACCTTAATACCATTATCTATAGTAGGCGCATTATAATCGTCTCTTATTCTATCTGACTCAACTCCATTTCCAAATGAATAGCAATTAAACCACGCTAAGTCAATTGGATACTGCCACACGTCTGGATCAAGTTGATACCAAGGAGCACTATCTGATACCTCTGGAGGAGTAAATGTTACTTCAAATTCTAATACCTGCATTATATCATTTCCAAGCCCATCCCAAGGACCTACTCCATTTACTGAAGCCGCTTGAGCGTCTACATTACTAGTACTAAATGAGCTGTAAATAAATGAACTAACATCGCATTGGATTAGAACATATAATCCACTCATAAATTCCATTCCACCAGCAGTTTCCTCAGACGATGCCGTAACTGAGCTGTATGTGACTTCATTATCACTACCCGAAACGGAGGATCCAGATACTGTCCAACCTTGCGTAGGAAGCCAGCCATCAGCAGCGGCAATCGCCGCAGCGTTATTTGTTTGAGTCGGGATAATATAAAATACATTCGTACCCATATGAATACCCCGAAGTGTTATTGGTTGAGCTCCAGTTGAAGGAACAAAGTCAATAACATTCATGTCACTATCTACCGTGACTTCCTTTACTATCTTTGACCTTGTTATCGTTCCATTGGGATGATGAAACTTAAGTATATCATCAGCTTGTAGGATACCACTAGATAATGATGCGCCCTCGGTGTTTGAAGAGAAGATCTGAATGGCTAATCCAGAGACGTTATTAACAAATGCTGTTATTGGTAAGTTGATTGGCGTGTAAACAATTTCTCCATTTACTTCAGACACTCTATCTTCTACACTAACTTTATAAGCATCACCAACTTTAGATGATGGACCAACATATGGTATTATACTATTACTATTTAATCTTATTGGCCACTTACTAGATCCCTCGTAATATATATCTAATCCAGCGTCTTCTTTTGGTTCTGTCTCCCAACACGCTGATGATGGTACTTGCTCTTGTTCATTTAAATCCTCTGAAGCTGGAACTGATTTTAACATCTCTATTGACATAGACGTGGAACCATTGTGAGCAACAGCAGATCTAGGATCCCATATATCTGTTTCAACACCATATCCTCTCCAGGGTCCAGAATCACCAGACACGAAATCTTTTCTAAAAACTCCGTTTTCTATCTGTCTAAACCAAATAACAAAAGATGTTCTTTTATTGTAAAAATCATCATTCTCTGGATTGATATCGTAGTTTGTTTGTTGACGGCCGTTCCACGTCATCGCTCCACCAATACCCATACCTGGATCCATCGTCATGTTTGTGCCACTATCCACCACATCCCCCTCAATCCACTGCTCTCCGGTACCTTGGGATTGGTTAGGTATCAAACTGCCAATAAAAACACAGGCTTTTAGAGGAATTGTTTTATATACTGTTTTATATGGATCGTCTTTAAATCTAAAATAAGTACCACCAGTTGCTAGTGCGTTTCTAAGTTCATAAAAAACCCCAGGAACATCACTACCAGAACCCAAACTAGAGAATGTTAAACCACCCAGGGTTCCATCAACAATTAGAAATCCAGGATTTTCTCCAACCCCACCAGATATGTTTGCGTCCATTAAATCGTAACCAGGATTATGTGAAGATGATATGTCTCCTTTGAATAATCCAGAGTTCTGTCTTTTACCACTATTCCAAAAATGTGTACCATAAATTGAACCTGATGATGAGGGACCCATGGATATAGCCTGCGTTTCAGATGTTTTCGAAATACTACCAGGTTCAATCATACCGTGATGCACAGGTGTGTTATCTATGAATACTTTAGTAGCTCCCTGTGAGTCAAATGCCATCCAAAAATCTTGTATAATACTTGAATTATCCGATTCACTATAAGGTTGATCGTTTTGCTGGTTAAACAACTCTTGCCATGTTATTCCTCCTTGATAATAAGCAGGGTAGCTGCTAGATTGAATCAGCATTAAAGATCCCTCCCCAGAAACTTCCCACCATGTGTAGTTATAATCGCCGTTTGGTGGAGGTTGATTGTAATTATTACCATCAACACTAAGTGGGTCAACTGGTTCTAAACCGGTGTGTTGAAAACCTCTAACCCAATTGGTTGAATCTAATCCAGTTCCATAACTACTCCATTCTGTGTTAGTATAGTTAACACCACCTAGATTACCTTGTGATTCCGCACTTGGATTAGCATTGTTTACACTTGAATCATAGTTAAGATATGACTCGCTGTTTATATTTTCAAAAAATGGATCAGGATCCATAGATATATAAGATACATCAAATTGACCAGTTACTAAATAGTCGGTGTTAGATTGTTTTGTTATTTTACTTGTTATTATTCCATCATTTTCAATTTTAACAAAAAACCTACCGTCGAATTCGGGTTTAGTTTCTATAACATCATCTCTATATTCAAGGAACCATTCTATATAATTATATGGATCCTGAGAGTAATCAACCGTAATATTCTCTTGTGCAAACTCGTCTGCGAAATCTATTTCATCACCAAATGGTTTTGTTATAAATGTAGAAGTCGCGATATCAAAGTCAATAAAGGCCCACGTGCTACTCGACTGAATATCCGCTCCAAAATCAAATCTAGACACCTTGTGCCATTTACTTTTTTTCTCCACACCCGAAGCTTTAGCTACTACTCTAACCCACTTAGTATTACCCTTAAATGATTCCTCATCTGCGCGAAAAGGTTGATCCGGGTGGAAAAGTTCAGTCGTGTGCTTTAAACTGAATGGCGTCCCGTCTGCGGACGAGCCATTATTACCCTGCATAAGACCCGTTGTGGGAGGATCTGTTGTCCAATCAGTATCATATACATTAATGTTAGAAATAGCATTCGTTCTACCCATGATTCTACCATCCATTTTAACATAATCTGGCACATCATTTGATATAGATATTATTTTATAACGAGCTTCTTCTAAAACGGCATTTTGATTACCATTCTCATTTTTTAAAATTAAATAAGTATCTTCATCAACCTTGTTTCTGTCAGCAGATGGAAAAGATAACCACACGTTACCATCTTCAGCATCATACCACCTATCCATTACCAAATTATAATACTCACTAGATGTTTCTTTAACGTAATAGCTAACGTATTCTAGTTCTAATGGTGGATCTTCACTCCACTGTTGTTGTAGTCTAAAGTAATTTTGTTTGTCACAGTAATCTTTTGGTACCACTATATCTCCAGTAACCGAAGAACCGTCACCAAACGATGAGAAGCTATAACTGGAAGACAGCACGGGTGTTTGTCTTCCATATAGATCAGAGAAGACCATACCCCATTTATAACTTCTAATAGATTTTACTGATTTATGTGGGCTTAGGGTTTGTATAGAATTAGTCATTATCTGCTGCGTAAGTCCCACATACTGATCAACATTGTAACCTTGAGTATAATTAGCAAAAATCAACCTATTACCAACCATCTCTTGAGCAACCGCCGTTCTTGGCACGTTATCCCAACTTCTTAATGTTTGGTCTGAGGATATAACCTTATGAATTAACTCAGATGTTAAAATTATTCTACCCGTGTTAGCTCCCCAACTCTCGACAAAATTTTCCCATTCTGGGTCTATTTCTCTAGTTATTGTTTTTATAATATAAACATTCTGATTATCAGTTGTTTTAAATAATATATCTACAGCTTTAACATCCCAAGGACGAACATCAACGCATGGAATAAAGTCTTCTACAACTATTTCTCTAACGTTATTTGTCATACCAGTATTGTAACCAGTACTTGGAGTGTATCTAAAAGCTCCAGGTTTAAAAACTAATTCTGACCAAGGAGAAAACGTTGAATACTCTCCATCGTCATATTTATATCTATAACCTATTCTACCCAACTTTAATTCAAATAGGGGCTTTCCTTGATTTAGTGATATATTCCAATTTACGTTTTGTTGAGTTAAGTCGGGGTCAATAGATGTTAATTGCACCGTTATTGTTGTATTGTCGTTAACGTCTGTTTCAGATTGTGTTACAGTCGCTGTCACACTAACTATCCCAGCATCTCCATCACTTATGTCAGAGAATGTTAAAATATCATTTGGTAAATAATTATACTGTCCACCTAGTGGTATTATTCTAGTATCACCTATCTCAGGATTTCCACCACCGTAAAATATATCTCCACTAACCCAACAGTTTATATTACCACTACGTCTAGACGTGTTCATTGTCAATGTTGGTTGATTTGTTGGAGGCTTTTTTATAACAGTTATGTGTTCTTTTTTAAGATCTTGATTTGGAACACTCTGTTCAACTGATTGTATCGAAACGTAATCACCACTAGAAGGATTCGTAACAAATAGCTTTGTGTGTCGGTAAGGTGGCGTAAACTGCTGGTCAGCTACTGCTGATAGCTTACATCTATCTAAATTTATTTTTTTAGGCTCGTTATAGCCATCTGTCCAGAATAAAAGATTATCTATAATATTTATTCCTGTTATTTTTTTATCAATACCAAAATTTAAAACTCTATCTTCTTCAAGCGTGTAAAAAAGAAAGGCGACGGTTGAGGCACCTACATTGCCACTAGGAATCTGCCTATCTAACGTTATGGTTGTACCACTAACTGATTTTATTTTAGGAGGATTAGTATATCCTAAAACGTTATATGATGATGTTGATTCAAATGCTGCTACCACCATCCCGACTCTTGGCATAAAACCTGACATGCCGGTTAAGTTTATTGTTGAAAAATCTCCAGATGGAGTAGGTGAACCCGCGTCAGCATAAGTACAAGCTATAGCCCACCAATCAACACATACTGGTATTACGTTGTCTTGTATTGGTTCAACAAATGATTTCTCTATAATGGAATCATAAAATATTCTTATACCACTACTAGCAACAATTTGCTCTTTAGAGGGTAGATTTCTACTTGTTCCAACGAAGAAATAAGCAGAGTCGTTCCTCTCATCAGCTATAGATCCAACACATTTTTGCACACCTGCAACTGGAGAATCGTCTAACGCTTCATACAAAGTGTTTGTTGTTTGGTTGACAACCCCAAACCTAGTAATCTCACCAATGTTAATATTACCCTGAAGGTTTTGAACTGTGCCTGCAGCTCCTCCATCAGTTGTTCTAACTTGTATGTTCTCCGCGTGTCTATATTCACCATTTGGCACAAGTCTCTCGTCGAGATCTTTATTCATTTTCCCACCAGTGAATGAGTGTTTAATTTCAGCCATTTGATATTACTTTATTGGTTTACTTAATCCCTTGAGTACTTGAGTGAACTCTTCTATTTTTATACTAGATAATCTTATCTTAGCTTTTCTTGTTTCAGCAAACTTTTCTTTTTTAAATCTTTGTACTACATATTCTGGTATTCTAGATCTAGATGATAATATACCATACATAATCCATTTGTATACAGCTTCTTCACAAAACTTATGCACAACCATCTCAGCATCTGTACCCAATCCATCACTAACGTATTTAAGTACAATTGTTTTTCCAGCTAATGAAGATCCAAAATGTATATAACCTCTTTGATAATCTATATAAAACGTTCCATTAGCTTGAGCGTATTGAGGATCTAATCCATATCTTCTTCCTTTATTATCTATTTCTAAAATAGTAGAATCATCATCATGTGAACTTGAATTATCGTGTGATTGGTAATTTTGCCATGAATCACTAGGGCTTTGCTCTATTAATGTGTCAGTACCTGTTGTTACGTCACCATCACCATCTGCATTATCAGTATCAGTAAATTGATAGCTACCATCAGCATTTTGATTTATAGCAAAAGGATTAGATGTTTTACCTGTTGGATACAAAACCCTCTCTATACCGTCACTGTCAACTCTAGCTAACTTAACGTAGTTAACATAGTCTTGTGGTAGTGGCATAACTAAAGTGGGTGGAATTTCTATTTCTTGAGATTTAATAGATCTAAATACATCATAAGATAACTCCTGTATAGCTCTCATGGCATGAAACTGAACATCAGTTCTATTAACTTTAGATATAAATTTCCCCTCTCCAACATGAACAATCATAAAGGCGTTAATTATATTATCTAATGTTACAAATTGATAACCACCCAAATTACCAGTTCCTTCACCACCAAAAGCGGTTGGATAATATGACCATTGAGTTTGTCTGTCTAGTAATCCCATAATTAAGTATTTTGTTCTTGTTTAGTGTTCTTTTTATCGACCATTATCGATTGTTGTAGTTCTTGTTTCCCAAGTGTTATTCCAGATAGTTCTAATATTCTAGTAACTAATGCTTCTTCATCAGATCGATGTAGTGTAAAGTGAGTAGAGGTGTTAGGGTTGTAGAGCGGTTTATCGTTAACCATCACGTAACCCCAAGTGGGATTTTCTGGCACTCTCCAATAATCAGCAGCAAACGTACTACCAGCTATAAAACCCCAAATCCAATCAGTGCCATTTAGATAGCCACTACCAACTGGTTTTAGCATAACATCACCAAAACCTCCATCTGTTCTATAAAAAACAGGTCTATCATCGCGTGGAGATGTCAAAGGGTTTTTAATCATCTTTCTAAATTCTGATTGAGTAACCTCGGTTATTAACACGGGGTCAAACTGAAGGGCACCTCCAACACCGAAGTATAACAATGAATCTAATCTATACATTTCTGGATCAAAATCTGTTGTATCTATCAAAGCACCTTGAGCCGTTCCACCAGCGTTGATACTACTGATTTCAACTCTAAATGGGTGGAGCTTTTCTTCTAGCATGCTAACCTCATCATAACCAGGTTCTTCATTACCAAACTGCTTGTGTTTAGCCATTTTAAGATTATGAAACAAGTTATCATAAACATCCATTTGCGCTTTATTTGCCAGTAAATTAAACTCTTGAGGTGTTATATATCCTCTTTGTTCTTTATTAGCTAGAGTCAAAACCTTTTGATATGCTGTATCTATGTTAATCATTATTATTATTTTTATAATATATTTTACTATATTATAGTTACATAATAAAGTGGAAGGTTAGCCCCTAAATAAAAATAGCCACCCGAAAGGAGTGGCTATCTTTATATATTAAAGAATGTTATTTTATTCTTTTTTCAATTGAAGATAAAACTTCCATACCTTCATCGGTTTTAAACCAAGCAGCTAACGCTGAATATGGGTGTTCATCAAATGGAACTGTCATAAGTTTTCTATCATTAGATCCCCACATAAAAGTTCTTTGATCAGAAGATAATTTAATAACCTTCATCTCTGTAGCTTTAATACCAATATTTCTTAATCTAATATTAGGATCGTTTGCTAAGTCAATGAATAAAGATGGATTTCTTCTAGACATAACTAAAGCATCTCTCTTTATCTCAGCTGTAGACATGTCAGAAACTCTACTTCCAACCTCAACTCTCATTATAGCCTCTACATCTTCAAAGCTTAATGATTTAGCTAAGTTCATAGCCTCTAGTTCTAATTCGATATTATCAACCTCATAACTAGCATTCTTTTGCTCATCTACCTCATAATATTTCTTATTTTTGTAAGGGTGGTATATTGATAGAAATTTTTGTAAAGTTACCTTTTCTTTTGGAACCATTAAATAACCATCCTTAAACCAAATGTGAGCTGGTCTTTTAACACCTTGCATCTCATCAACAAACACCGTTCTTTGATTTCTTGAATACCCAATCTCCCTTTCATACCCCTTCTCTTCATCGAACCAAAATATACCTTTTGATTTCAAGTGGTAAGTTAAGGGACTTGATTTACCCCTTAATACATACGCTCTATCTTTAATCTCCCAAGTGTCTCTTGTTTTAGCTTTTGTTTTAGGAGCCTCAACCTTAGGTTGTTCTTTAACAACCACTGTTTCTTCAACTATAGGTTCTTCAACTATAGTTTCTTTCTTTTTGTTTGCCATAATATAATATAATAAAAATTAATAAATAAAAGAAAAGGGCGGAGTGCTTTTACATGCATGCCGCCCAAATCTTAATTGTTGTTATTAGTAAGAACCCTCACCTTCTAACAGCACAAAGTTATTAGCACCTTGAGTAATTAAACATCTTTCAGTTAAGAAGTTCATTCTCATTGCGTCAATGTCATTTGTTGTTGCTCCAACAGAACCAGTAGTCCAAGTTTTGAATCTTCTGTCTTCCATTTGAGAAGTTCGGTATCTAACGTGTAAAAACGGTCTCTTTAAGTTTTTACCTAAAGTTTGATCGTACACACTAGTTACACCAGCAGGAACCATAACACCTCTAACGTGGTTTTCTACATCTAGCATACCACCTCTTGTAGATACGTCATTTAAGTATTTCCAATCTGTTTTATAAAAGTCATAAGAACCTCTTCTAAAACCATTGAAACCTAAATTTAATGCCATGTCTTCAGAGTTGTCAAATACACCGTAAGATGTACCACCAGCACCATAAGCACTTTGTCCAGCTAACATTTCATCTATTCCTAAAGAAAGATCTCTATTGCAGAACATCATGTATTCCTCAATAGCGCCTTGAGTGTCAAGTTGTTTTAATATTTCATCAAAATCATCTAACATATTAGCTGTTGACCAAGATCCAGCCGCTGTATCTAAAAGACCGTCATAAACGTTTCCTCTAGCTCTAAGTGCTGCAAATAAACCTTCAGTACCTTCGATTGTAGTGTTTGTACCATAACCAGTTAAGTGATCAGTTGTTGTTCCATCAGCGTTAGCGTCAGTTAACTCGTGTTCAACTAAAACCATTTCACAGTAATCAGAGAAACGAGATCTAGTGTCACCAGCTGATTTTAAATACCACATGTAACCATTCTGTCCGTCTTCACCTGTAACTTCAACCCAACCAATTTGAGCAGCATCAGATCCTGAGATCTCATACATATCTTTAATTATAACTGGTTTGTTACCGTATGATTTGAACTGAGGCTTTAAAGCTTCTGTTCTACCTGTAGTACCTTTTGAATACTCAGATCCAAAAACAAACATATTAGTAACCATCGTAAGATCAGCTGTACCAACATCTACCATGCCTGTAAGTGCTGCACTTAAAAGAACACCAGTAGCTTGAGTTACCGTTTGACCACCTACACTTGCTGTTGCTACTGCGTTAACATAACCTTTAACATTAGAATTAACATCTGATAAAATTACCAAATCACCTTTTCTAACACCAGCTGCAGTTGAACCATACATTGTGTTACCATCAATATCTTGTACTATTGTAAATACAAACGTATCAGGTGTTCCAGCAGTATAATTACAGTTACCTTTAAAATGCAAGTGTAATCTACCCTGCTCTGACCAAACTACTTGATCTGAACTCATTGGTTCTTCTGCGCCAACCATTTCTAAGAAGCCTGAAACTGTTCTGTTACCAAATACCTCAGCTTCTTTCTCCATAAGGTCTGGTAAATATTGTTGCCCCCAGTCGTTCCCTGCACCACTAGTAAAGTCAATGTAATTTGACGATAACGTTTGTTGTAATGGTGAAGGATTCGCGTTAGCGGCACCTGTCATTGTTGTTGCCATAATTTATTATTTTAAATTTTTTCTATTTTTAATTTTTAACTTTAAACCGTCAGTAGAATCTCCTAGTACTTTATATTTAATTCCTCCAACATTAACCTCTCCATGAGTTTTACGTGGATCCATATCTATATTCTTGTCTTTAGCAACTTGTCCCTTGATAGCATCTGCTCTCCCTTGTTCATAAAAATGTTTAGCGACAGCATCCGCATTCATGGCTGTGAATAAAGACTTATGATAACCCGCTGCGTCATTAATAGTTTTTGATTCTTTGTCAACAAACTTATTGACAAAATTATTAATATCACTTTGATTTGTCTTTACCTCATCTGCATTTTTAACATTAAACCTAAATCTCTTGTCTCCAACTTGATAATCAAAACCTTTGAAATCTTTATTAAAGACACTATCAGTTTTTAGTTTAAATTGCTTTTTGTTTGCTTCAGTTAGTTTCTTCTGCTTTTCGGTATCTTTATTGTATCTATTAAAAAAATCCATAGCTTTTTTAGCTTCAGGTGTTAACCTTTCGCCAGCTCTAATTTCTTCATAGTATTTAGACTTTTGCCCGTCTAAGTGGGCTTTAGCCTCGGCAACTTGCTCTTTGAGGGCTATTTTTTTTCTTTGTATTACCTTAGGATCATCTTCATCTTCATCGAATCCGAATTTATCTTCCAGTAAATAATTTCTTTCTTCTGGACTTAAATGAGATTTTGTATCTCTATAGTACTCATCTAGTACTTCAGAGTCATCCATTTTAGAGATATCTCTATTTAGTTTTACGTAGTCATTTAAATCACCACCAGTCTCTTCCATAAACTTAATTAGTTTCTCTACTTTTTCAGGTAGTGGTTGACCTGTTTGTTTAGCTTCAGCAATAGCTTCTTCTATCTTTTCTTCAGTTTCAACAAGATCTTCTTCTGTTATCTCCTCTAATACTGGAACATCATTATCTTGTTTAACCTCCTCTTTTGCTTCAACCTTATTGTCCTCAACCACATCTTCTTTAGTCTCTGGTTCTGGATTGACTACGACCACATCTTCGTCAACGGGTTGTTTTTCAACCTCTTCATTTTCGAATTGTGGTTTTGAAAGATCAATTTTAGTTGGTTCATTATTCTTTTCGTTTGAATAAGTTCTTTTTTTGATTTTTAGTTTTCCAACTTTATCGTCTATTTTAGGTTCTTCAACCTTTTTTGTTTCTTCTGCCATAATAAAATTTTATAAAATATTAAATATTAGAGGTCGAATCTTTCCATGTTCGCTCCTCCCGTTAGTATATCATTACCTGAAGATTCAAATTTATTAACAGAATCTTCCTCTTTTCTTTTGTTTATCATATTCATCTGATGCGCAGCCTGCATGTCTACTCTTTGATCTCTTCTATTTTCTCTAGCATTTTCTAGTTCAGTGTTTGTTTGTCTTTTAGAGTTTTCTAACTGCGTGTTTAAATCAAATTCAAATTGCATTAAGTCTTTTTTAACAGCCGCTTCTTGTTGTAAGTATTGTATCCTTAATTGATTCTTAGCCTGTTCTAATTGTGTTTCACTTTCAGTTTTAGCTTGATTCTTCTGAACTTCAGCTTGAGCTGCTGCCTGCTGTTGTTGAGCGTTAGCTTGAGCTTGAGCTTGAATATTTTGTTGCTGCATTCTTTGATCTCTCTCTATCTTCTTCTTTCTTTTAACTTTAAGTAGTTTATTAGCCAACTTAGTATTCCTTATTTCTCTAAGATCAATAGCATCATCTAAATCTATTGTTTGTTGTTGGAGTGCTGCTTGTATGTTATTCTCTAACATAGCTTTCTCTTCCTCATCTGGTAGTAATTCTATAAATATACCGAAGTCATGAAGATGTAATTCCGTTAACTCACTTAACGTAGCTACATTATGAGCACCAATAGCTCTAATAAAAGCTTCTGCTGTAGGTGAGTATTCAATTATATCAGCTATTCTTAAAGATAAACACTCTGCTCCTTTTGCTGTTAAGAACAACATTGACTGTAATATATGTCTAGTAGCTGTATTTGAATTAGCTGCCGCCATTTTTTGAATACCAACTAAAGCGTGTCTATCAGGAGTACTAGCATCTCTAGCTTCATTTAACCCGGTTACATCCCTTATCATTTGCATATAATAATTATAAGTTGTAATAAGACTTTGTATTTTGTTTCCTCCCGCTCCATTTTGTATTTGTTGAATTGGCACTTTAGCTGGATTTTGATCTCCTTCAGATGTGAAACTTCTACCAACAACACTACCAGTTTGGAAAAACATATTTAAAGCTTCTTGCGGATTGTAGTTTGTTCCATTACCAAGATCAACCTCAGCTAAACCATCAACATCTAAGAATACTCCATCTGGAACCATTCTAGCCATTACTTGTTGTAGTTTCAAGTGGGTTAATTGAATCATATCAGCGAATCCCGTTATTCTACCAACTAGAGATTCAATTTTACCATTGTACATTCTTGGTGCAACAATTTGATAATTCATTTTAACTTTAGTAAAATCTGAATCACTCCTCATCATATTAGGCGCCATTTGCCATTTCAACAACTTATCACAACCCAATATATAAACCCCCTCGTATAAACACTCTATAACTCTTTCTAGTTTTTTATAATCTCCATCTTTTCCCTCAGGAGGATTAAATGTATCATCTTTTTGTAATACTTTTTCTGCACCAGTTCCAGTTGTCTTTAATTTATAAACATCATTTGCGTGAGTTTTAAAGTTAAAATATAGAACACTTACTTTATTTTTATCTCTATTTGCTCTGCTATTAATAGGATCTACAGATTTCTTAGTTATTTCTTCAATTTCTCTTTCTGATAAGTCATGAAACTCTTTAGCTAATTCGTTTATAGGTATCTCTTTCACCTCCCCAATATAATATATATCTTCAAAATAAGGTGATTCAGTATAAGAGTAAATTAAATTAGCTGGATCAACATATTGAACCCTCGCCCCACTGCTCCAATCAAATGTAGTTTTTGTTGCTCCTATACCTATAGTAGTTAAATCATATAAACATCTACGTCTTATTAAATCATAATCGCTACCTTCTAATAAAACATTGATAGCTTGTTCTTCTGCTAATTCAACAGCTTGCTTATACTCTAGCTGCATGTGTAATTTTAATTCTTCTTCAGTATCTGGTAGTGTCTCAGGATCATTTTCATATAAATCTATACCTGTTCCACCTTTAACAGTATCTTTAAAATCTTTAGAACGCATATCACGAAGCATTGACTCCATGTACTCTGTACGTGCACTAACACCAAATTGATCCTGTGAGAAGCAGTTAACTTCATAAGCTCTATTAGCCATTCCATTTACAACTATGTCTACAAACTTTGGAATAATTGGTACAGGTTTCCAATCTAAGTTCAAGTAAGATAAGTCACCATTTATTGATAACTCATTCTTATATTTTTGAACAGATTGTTCTCCTCTAGCATATAATCTTAAATTATGAAAGTTATTTATATGACCACTATATTTGGATGTGGCTCCAGTAAACCATTCGTGTCTTATTGCTCTAGCTACCTTTAAACCATAGTCATGGCTCATTTTTTCAATATCACTAACCGCTTGAGACGGGAAATTTTTTACGATAGACTCTATCATGTTTTTTGTTTTATTATTGTTGATTGAAATCCTTTATTACTATACTTGGATATGTTTAGGTTTATTGGTTCTTTTTTTATCTCTGGATTTGGTCTATACAAATGTCTATTACAAGCCATTATAGCTAAACCAGAACTTATTGTTGCATCATGCTTTGTTCTCTTGTTTATGTCAAACCTACACCAATCATTTAATGTTTCATTAAAATACATTGCCCCGTATGTACCATCTTGTAGTAATCCTACGTGATCATTGATATACATTTCGATTGCTGCAGCATGTGCTTGTTTTATGTCTTCACTAGAGTTTGGTATTCCACCAACCTCTTTCTCTGCTACAGATAGTTTATTCCAAACTTTATCTGGTCTATTCATACTAAACCCTCTGTACCCTCTTCTTCTAAGATAATATAAAAGTCTAGGTTTATTATTCTCAGCAAGTATTGGCATTCCATAAAACACTAGTGCCATTAAAATATCTTCAAAGAATATCTCAGCTGTTTGTGGTCTAGCTATATATTCTAAAAAGAATGTATTAGCTGGAGCGTCTTCCATTGAGAATTTAGTTAATCCATGTAAGGCTCCTTTAGAACCTCTATTGTCTACTGTTCCTGATATATCATATGAATCACATCCGAATGCTCCCATATGTTCGTTACCTGGATATTTTACGCCATTCTTTAATATAACGTTGTTTTGTAGTTTACCATTTGGAACCCAACTAACTTTGAATCTACCATTTGGGTCTGGGTTAAACACCACTTGAGTATCTTTAACACCATTAGTCCATTGAAAGTTTCCAGTTGTTAATACAGACGAATTTCTATTACCTTCATTATAGTCTATTTGTTCATATATCTTCACTAAATTAAATAAACTATTCTTCGTCTCATCTCTAAAAGCGTGCTCTTCTGTTCTTGGAAACTGACGGTAAAATTCATTTAAAGCATCTTGATCGTCTTTTAATCCTTCAGCTTCATTATTCCAGTGGTTTATAACACCTTGATCTATATCTACTCCATGTGGATCGAATCTCTCGTGTTCAGGATCATTAAATACTGGTTGTCCATATTCATCAATGAAACCTTCGTAGTTCCATTCCATAGGTATAAAAAGGGAGTATAACCCTGATTTTGTTTGTCCGTTTCTATTTCTTTTTGTAACATCTGAGTTATAGTATAAGTTTTTAAAATTATCTCCTCCTTTATCTAACGCGTTACTTGTTGATCCCATCATACACTTACCAACTATTCTACTACCTAATCGTAAACAAGTTTTTGTAACTCTCCAGTTGTTTTTTATATTATCAGGTCTCTCCCATTTACCACTCTCATCATGCACTAATAAAGAAAGTTTTTCACCGTCATAACTATTATCACCTGTATTCTTCCAGTCAATAGTTGTATCTAATCCTTCCATATCATCTTGCTCCTCTCGTTCCCTCATTTTCTTTCGAGTAAACTTTTTAGCAGGAATCCTATAAGCTAGTTCGGACTTTGGTCGATCCATACCATCTTGTATAGGTTTGAAGAAAAATGGGTAATTCAAACTAATCGGTACTACCTTGTCTGTAAACATTTTCTTTGCATCACCACCGGTTTTAGATAATATCCCATATCTACTATCACTTGATATTGTGGCTAGGTTTACAGTTTCAGCTGAGCTCATAAAAGAAAATCCAGAACGTCTATTTTTTAAATAACACATCCCATAACATCTCTTATCCGCTTTGCAAGCCTCCCAAAATATAAAGAACAATCTATTAGCCTCTCTAAAATCGGGAGCTCCAACATCTATCTTACTCCACTGTAAATACATATAGTGCGTACCTGTTATGTAGGTTGGTTTACCATTATTCATAAACCAAAATCCTTCTTCTCTTCTCCTAAACTCTTCGTCTATATATCCATAATGTTTTTCTTTAAAATCATCTGGATACTCTTGCCAATCAAACACCGTTTTAATTCTTTTAAAATCAGGGTTAGTAGGGAATTGTCTCCATTTTTGTTCTGATTTTATTTTACTATAAGAATATACTTCTTTTGGTTGTTTTGGTAAAGCTATTTGAAAACCCTGTATTTCTAATATCTCACCTATCATTCCAGTTTTAGATATAGAAACTATATTGCTCTCTTTATTATATCCATACTCCCATTTCTTAGACTTATTAAGTCTTTTAATGGTATTTAATTTTACAGGTTCCACAACCTTGTATAGAGTTTGCTCGTACATTACTTAGATCTACCTTCCGCGAATCCCTTAAACTTATTTTCTTTAGCTTCCACCACCTTACCATCTAGCATGGCTTCTTCTTCTTGGATTCTGTTTAATATTTCGAATGCATCAAATATTGCTAGTTTCTTTGTAGCTGCAGCATTCTTTAATCTATCTGCTGATATATCTTCATCTGAATCTACTATTTCTTCTCTAGCTACTTTAATTAGCTCTTCAACTGCCTTGTGCCCAGCTTGGATTATATTCTTCTTCGTTTCCTTGATATTCATATTTAATTGTAATAAATTTATTCATGACTCTATATAATCTTTCACTATCAACAATAAACTCAAATTCATCATTAGGTGAAAACCCTACTAGTTGATCTTTATTAAAAGATCCATCGGAGTATTTAATAACCCCTATCAAAGGTCTCTCCTTTCTATCACTTAGTTTGTCTATAGATTTTAGTGGTTTTAAAAACGAAAATCCAGGTGTAGCAATCCAATCTTTTCTTTTATACAAGTATATTTGATCTCCTGATACCATATACTTATCATCACCAAGATATGATTTACTATTCTTTTCTCTACCCTTAACATCATGCCATCTTCTAAATACATTATGATGAACTATTACTTCATCACCTACATTTAAAGGTGATTGAAATAATAGTGGAGTAGCGATTACTTTTGCTAATCTATTTATATACTGATGATTAAACACTTCAGTATTAACTATTAATTCTCGTTTTCCAACTTGTACACTATTATTATAACGACTACCCACAGGAGAAATAATAAAGTCTTTATAAGCATTCATTAATACTCTAGGTTATATTCAACTGATATAGCCATGTTTTTATTGAAGTCTTTCCATGGTATAACTATATCCTCCTTTTGTATATAAATAGAGTATTTATCTTCCTCCTCTATTATATCACAAATTTTATGACCTCCATATACCTCTTGATTAACAGCGTAGTGCATGGAATCAGTTTTATAATCTTTACCTATAGTAATTTTTCTTATTATACTATTTTCCATCTTTATCCCAGTTAATAGTACCATCATTAATATTGATGTCACAAGTACCATATTCTTTCTCCAGCGTACCTTGCATATCACTTACATTTTTCTGCTCTATAAACAGCTCGTGTAGCGCCGCGTGTTTTTGAGATTCTAGCTTTCCAATGTTGAATTGTATTTTATTAACATTATTTACAATCTTTTGTAGTTCTAGTAAATGTTCTTCTGAAACCTTTTCTGCCTTAGTTTTCAGTTCTACTGTTTTATTTTTTGCCATATTAAATTAAATTTTATTTTTGTTGTTCTTGATTCTTTTTTGACGATCCGCCGAAAAAGAAATCGACTACCGTGTTAACTTTTGCGCTCATTGCGCCAAATATTGTAGAGATAAAACTTATCTCAAATTCTCCTAGTTCTAGATCTCCCGTTACGAAGTATCTAAACATCATGAAGCTTAATCCAAAGTACGCGATTGTAAATAACGTCGCAAGTATCTTCTGAATGATTGCATCGTCCTTATACATATCGCGAGCGCTCTTTCTGTCTTCGACTTCTTTAGCGAAGGCTTTTTGCTCTGCTTCAAGCAATATTCTTTTAATAGCAAGCTTTGCTTCATCTCGCTCTTTGTCTGTTGTAATAACCTTGTCAAGTATTCCTTCTGCATTTTCTACTACTTTGCCGAATAAGCCACCTAGTACTTTTCCTATCATCTTTCATTATCTTTTATCATATCATCGATAGACTTATTCATTACCTTATCGGTGTATGATTTATTATTAAAAAATATACTCTTCTCTGAAGTTGGTATATCCTCTTCACCCAAGAGTATTCTATATATTCTACTTATTAAGTGTGAACACTTAAAGGAGGTTTTGAATACAGAGTATTTGATGGTTGTTCTATTTCTATGTCTCCAAGTCTCTATCCAACCATTCCTCCTTAATTTCTCCCAACGGTTCTTATCCCAACTCATAGTATATGTTCCGTCGATAAATTCATTTCTTGTAAAACGTCCCTTGCAATCTAAATATATTAAGAGTTCAAGATCCGCGTCTGTTAACCCATAAGTTTTACAGGCCCATTTTCTAACGAGCCTGTAATACTTAAGGATTTGTAAATCACGTAGATCGTGACTAGTTAATCTCATTTATTAAGATTAAGTAGCATCTATCGTCATAGTAACAGTCGTGATTCCAGCGCAAATATACTCGTCTCCAGCGTCATCAGCTACAACAACTAGTTTATCTTTACGCTTAGCGTAAGGTAAGCCAGACATTGCTGCTGCTAAAACTTTAAGTACATTTTCTGATTCCCCATCATCGCATCCTAACACGATAACACTGGCATTTCCAGCTCCACCTTTAACCATAAGCGTGATAGTTTGATCACCAGCTGTTATAGCGTCAATCTTATCCATTGTTATCGCGCAAGCTACCTCATCAGTTGCTGAGCGGAAAAAAAGTAATGGTCCCATAATTTTAAATTTTAAAGATTAATAATTAATTGATTTTGATTTTATGTTTCTTGTTTATGGACTATGGTTTACGTATAATCTACTTTAATAGTAATTACACGTTTCTTGAAATAATAAATCTATTCCACTAAAATGATATCCTGAGCACGTATCACTTTGTATGACTTATCATCATACGAAATACCATGACCAGCATGCTTATTATAATAAATAACATCTCCCTCTTTTATTATTTCTACTAAATTACCAACAGATATAACATTTGCTTTTTTGAATGTACTATCCTCATTAACATTATCTGTTAATAGTAAACCACCAATTTTCTTTGGTTCTTCTTTTACAACGTCTATTACGACGTAATTATTAATTGCTTGCATTTTCTACCCTCATGTTTGATATTACACAATCCGCTGACATTATAGTCAATGCTACACTTACAGCGTTTTTAAGTGCAGATTTAGTTACTAACACTGGGTCGATAATACCAGATTCAACCATGTTAACTTCTTCACTAGTTACTACATTAACGCCTAAACCTTTAACAGGTCTTGGTGCCACTTGTTCTAAACCAGCATTATCTAATATAGTATTAAACGGTGACGATAGCGAATTAAGTAGTACTTGACCACCTACACCAGCTTTTAACTCTTGGCTAGCATTTAATAAAGCTACACCACCACCAGGTACAATACCCTCTTGTAAGGCAGCTTTGGTCGCATATATAGCATCTTCTACTCTATCTTTCTTTTCTTTTAGTTCTACCTTAGATCCAGCACAAACCTTTATTATAGCAACACTTCCAGATAACATAGCTAGTCTTTGTTCTAGTTTCTTTTTAATAAACCCATTCTTTTCATTTGCTAATTTACCATTCAACTCATCTATCCTACCCTCAATACCATCTGTCATGCCTTCTAGCGTTAAAACAGTATGTCTATCATCTGTCACAGCAAATTCAGCTTCACCTAAATGTTCTGGTTTCATAAGATCTAAATCATCACCCAGCTCTTCATTTAGCACTGTTGCACCTGTTAATATAGCTAAATCCTCAGTTGTATCTTTTTTAGTAGGACCAAAGCCTGGTAAGTCTATTATATTTATTTTAATATTACCTTTAACCTTGTTCATCATAAGCGCAGCTTTTACTTGTTGTGCCACTGGAGCTACAATAAGTAGAGATCTATTAGATTTTATAACATGTTCTAGTATTGATTGTATCTTTCTTACATTTGGTATCTCAGAAGAACATATGAATACTAGAGGATTATCTAGTTCGCATGTGTGTTTTTCTGTGTTTGTTACAAAATGTGGAGAAGTTAGTCCGCAGTCTAATTGTACACCATCTACAATATCAACATATGTATCTTCCATTTCTCCCTCCTCCATTAGTACAACACCGTTTTTTCCAACTTTATTATAAGCATCAGCTATAATACTACCTAATTCATCATCATTATTACACGATATAGAACTAACTGATTCAAGCATATCACCTTCGACATCAATTGCTATATCATTTAAATAGCTAATGACACTATCTAGTGTTTCATTTACTCCATCTTTAATTTCTCTGATTGTAAGATTATCCGCGAGTGCGGTATCTATTTGTTTGATTAGTGCTTCAGCTAAAACTGTAGCAGTTGTGGTTCCATCCCCAGCTTCTTTAACCGTATTTCTAGCAGCTTCTTTTATGAGCGTTGCACCCATATTCTCAACCGGATCATTTAAGACTACGCTTTCCGCAACGGTTACACCATCTTTTGTTATGACCGGTTTGCCCCTCCCGTCCTCGTAGACTACGCACCTTCCTGATGCACCTAAAGTGGACTTTACGGCTCGGGCTAATTTATTTACTCCAGTGATGATCCTATCTTTAGCTGCCCCACCAAAGTCAAGATTCTTCACCAATTCACTTGGTAAGTTGTATTCCATAATGTATTATATTTTATTAAATTAAATTCTATTTTTTCTCAGCTCGTATAGCTTCTGCTTCCCACGGGTGGTTAGGGTGCCCTTCTGGTAGTTTACCTTCTGGACCATATATGTAACCATTATTTCTAATGTACAATTTCCCTTCCCATTGGACATAATTGTCCCCGTATGAAGCTCTACCAGACCTTATTTGGTCAATATGAGCTTTTTCGTGCTTAACAATTCTCTTATATAGAGAACTATTCTTTTTTATAGATGGATCTATCACTATACTTCCATCCATTCTAGCTTCTCCCATGCTACCATCTTCCATGCTTTGCCTAAGTATAGGCGTTCCTGAAGATCTTTTCATTTTAAAAGCCATAATTGTGTTTATTTAAAGGTTTTAACCACTTTTGGTCCCTTAATGTATTCTAATTTTTTGGAAAAATGCTCAACACTACCCTCAATTGCAGCTTCTGCGCCTTCTATTGTCTCTCTTCGCGTTACATCAACCCATCTTTCTTCGTTATTTGAGTCGTTTACCTCTGTTTGGTAGTAACCGTTGGGTAATTGTGTGATTCTCCAGTTCTTTTTAGCAGCTAAATGCTTCCATTCTGCTATTGTTTTCTCTGAAATTTTCGGTTCTGTAGTACTCGTGGTACTTTTATAGTATAAGTATGTCATTGTTTTTGGTTTTATTAATTAATTGGTATAAGGATTTTCCTTATTTTATTATGTTTTCTGGAATATAAAGTATTCCAACTTTTTTGTTCCACTACCAGTGTGATCCAAGAATATATCTCTTGTTCCAGACCATGGGAAATAGGCAAATTCAGCGGGACCTATAGACATAAATCTATTACCTGCAGTACCTGCGTCACCAGAACACAAGAAAATCTCTCTATCAGATATGTTGTTCACGTATATGTAAGCATGTCCCATTGTAGATTGGTCGAATATCTTATGATCTGTGTGAGTTGTTGTAACTCCCTCTATTTCCGCTACCACTGCTCCATCAACTGTTATTGAATCAGTTGCAGATAGTGATAAAGCAAAGCTCAATGGTCCTGGTGTCGAAGCGCTACTTGCGTTCGCCGTTATTTTTAACGTTGGTGATATAGTTGCCATATTATTTTATTTTTATGATAATTTGTCTTGAAATTTTTTAGTAAACATTTCTGAAAATGTCATTTCCTCTGGATGAGCTAAACCCTCGTGTGCATCACCTCTATGTAGAGACATTGCATCTTTACCGTGTCTAGGGTGAACTCTTCCCTCCATAGCTTTATTTACTTTGCCTTTACCTTTACCTTTTCCACGTCTAGTGTCAGTTGTATCATGTATAGAAGCTGACAGCGTGTTTTGTTGAGGTGCTGGTTTTTTGTCTTTCTTGTCATCCTTTTTTGGCGGATCCCCTTTTCCTTTGCTCATTTTTGTATAATTTAAATTACTAATTCCTTTATCGTACAATTAAGATAATTACATGGAAGTATAGATATTTACTATGACACGTACCAGTTACTATAGGTACCCTTATAGGTATATGTCACATATTATAAATATTGGGGTGAAATGTAGCCCCCTCCCCCCTGGCCCGCCCCCCTAATAGTAAAACCCAAATTGTTTCCCCGGGCCCCCACATATATCCCCTTATTTAAATTTTGAATATCATTAACTCACATTCTAATTACGATTACTATTTGATTATAATACTATAATAACTTAATAAAATAAAATACTATGATTGCTTCTTTAATAATATATACTATGTACAAAGTAATTACGAAGTATATCAGATAATAAATATAAATAATAACTTAATAGGTTGTGGCTCACCACAAATATAATATGTCAAATAATAATTTAACAACGACTCGATTCGTAATAAGAAAATCCTTAATAGGTAAGAATGTAGTAATATCTTTCATCAACAAGAAAGGTGATAAGATGAAGTATAACCATGATGAAGTATATAATACTTATAAAGATAGATTTGAATCTATGAATTGCTTCGCTAAGTATAAGTCTTATACTAATACTAACACGATGCCAGCATTCTGTCGAGACTTAGCAATAGTCTAAGTCTTTACACGATGTGAATACGATGCTGAATAGATAATATAATAAAGATTAATAATATGAAAATAGTTTTAAAATATAATAGGAAAATGTATGAGAGTAATGCTAACATCGTTGCTCTATGTGAAGAGTGGTATGTAATGTTCCACAAGTGTCTCGATGCTCAGTTGTATACTGCTGCTAAGATGTACAAAGACGATCTAAGCAATTTTGTGTGTACTAAGTATATGGAATATATCGAAGATGATGCATTTCAGAATAGAGTAAAAGTGTGACATTTACCTACTACTCTTCTTAGTGTTATATAGCTAATGTCATACTATTTTAAAATAATATGATATTTAGTAAAATATAATTGTGAGTAGAGAGAAGTGGTGGAATATCTGCTAACTAATTTTAATAAGTAAACGATTATACCACTTTTACACAAACTAAATACGATGTAGTAAAGATAATAATAATGTAATAAAAATTAATAAAATGGCTGAAAAAGATTATTTAAGTAAAGACCCAAGACAAAGAATGCAACAACTTGCACTAATAATAACTAACGCAAGAATATATAATGTTGAAGTGAAGCCAGAATGGCTTGAAGAATATAGTCAATTACACGAAGAAGTTCTTGGTGAAAAATGGTAAATTGTGAGTCGTACACAAACTAAATACGAAGACAAAAAGATAATAAATGTAGATAAAATAAATTAATAACTAATAAAAATGAATAATTATGGCAAATGTAATTCAAAGTAAAAGATTCGTAGTGAGACAATCACTTGTTGGAAAAGATACAACTATTGAAGTGACGTTTAAAAATGGCAAAACTGCCACTTATAATCACGACAAAGTGTTCGCTATCATGAAAGATAAGTTAGAAACTATGGCTTGCTGGGCGAAATACAAGTCTTACACTTCAAGCAATAACTTACCGTTATCTGTAAGAGGAGAAGATATTTCGTAGTGAATCTTGAATCACCTCGCGAATAATAGTACCGAGGTGGTATGTAAAACAGAGAAAACTGTGGGAAATCAAAGTAAATTTATAAAATTAAATAATATGAGAAATTTTAATCACACACAAGTGTTGAAAGTAGCGTTCAACGTATTATATATAGCATGTGGAATAGCTTTGTTTGGTTTCACTATCTACTGTGCGCTACAAGGACCACAGTTTTAAGTGTAAATAACAAAAGTATAACAAACTGAATCGCTAAATACCTATAACGAAGTGCTGAGTAATTATAGGTGATTCGAGACGTAATTCGAAGCGCGTTGAGCGTCTTATAAAAAATGGGAACGAGCGTAGGTCAATTTGCCTACAAAAAGGATGTAGTTTCACTTGTTTAGCATCTATAAATAATACGAATGAGTAAATCAGAGGCGATACTGATAGCGACCGAATGCGCAGAAAAGCCTCTAATAAGGTAATTGAAGCCGAAATGGCGAAATGGACTGTCGAGTGATAGCAGCAGACAAGTGGGTTCGATTCCCATCATTACCACTAAAATATAAAATTATGATAGTAGAATTAATAATGATATGGTTAACACTTGGTATATTAAAATTAACAGTGTTGATATTAAAAGAAATAAAATGATGGATAGTATAATGAGAAATACATATGGAGTGTTGACTAATCGATGCTCGATAGAGGATATTCTTGAGCAATACAAAGGTAAAGATGCTATGTTTTATGGCAATCCGCTTGATATCACTAACGATGATATTCAAGAGGTGATCGAATACTTTGAAACTACTGAAGAATACGAAAAGTGTAGTGAGTTGTTAGAATTATTAGAAGCAAAAAGAGATGCAGATTTCGATATGTTTTTAGATAATCTAGCTAGTAATAATGGAATAACAATGTATTAATTATGAAGAAGAGATTTATAATGATGGGTTTAGTAATGAGTGGATTTGCTTTTAGTCAAAGCGCTGAATATGCGCCATTACCAAATATACAAGAAGTTTCAGCTGTTTTAGGTGATGAAACTGAGAAATATGTGGTATCTTTGACTTGGGATGAGTATTACGACCCTTATGCAAGTAATTTTATTGGTGATTATGAAGGAAAAATTGAACGAGATACTTTCAAAGTTAAATTAGAATACCCAATAGGACACTTAATTGATGAAACTGAGTGGGAAAACTTCGAATGGGTAGAGTGTCAAAATTGTGATGAAGTAGATTAATTATGAGAAATTACAACATGATACCAATAATTCTAGCACTGTTATGGGTAATAGCAGTGTTAGCAAGTGGAGTTATACTAGTGGTTTTAGATTATATCTTTAACCTAGGTTTAACTTAATGGACGAGTAGCTTAACTGGATAAAGCAACGCCCTTCTAAGGCGTAGAGTGTGAGTTCGACTCTCACCTCGTTCACAAATTAAATACGATAATAGAAAGATAATAATAATATGAAAATACGAACAAAAGATATAAGAAAACGCGACCCATTTTGGAAACTCGCATCTTTTAAGCGTGTTCATAAGAGTAAGAAAACATATAATAGAAAGAAAAAACATAAAAATAGCAATGGATAAAGTAAGAATACATAGAGAAATGCTTAAACGCGCTTGGTTTTCAATACCAAGAGACGAAGACAAAGTAGAAATCAGAGAGATTACTGTTAAATCACATCAAGATGATTGGCATGTAGTAAAGATTATCACTGATGTTAAGTCGCACTATTCTAGTAGCTCGCAAGGTTTTCGCACTTTATCTGAAGCTATAAAACACGCTAAACAGCGAAATAAAGAAAAAGATGGTGTAAATGATTACACTAAATATAAATTAATAATAAATTAGTAATGAAAGATAATAAGAAATTAGCAAAAGTAATAGCATATTTACTAGAAACTCATGAAGATTCTAGAGAATATATGGATAGTTTCTATGAAGATTGCCAAAATGGTGAAATAGAAGACTTAGATTGGTTAGCGAGCGATGATGAAATGAGCGATTTTATAAACGCTTGTCCAGTAGAATACGTAAGAATCTATGATTTTGCTCTTTTAGAAATATCTCGTAGATTACTAAAAAAATTAGATGTAGAAATATGAGTGAAACAGAATACATAACAGTTTTAAACCATATAGATGGTAGAATTTATCAATATGAGAATTTGGAACACTTAACGGGTGGTTGGAATGGAGTCAAAGAACTAGATGATGAGAATGTAGAATGGTATTTGAGTGAAATTCTTGGACATAATTTAGCAAATTGTCAATGGATGGTTCATTCTAATCCTAAAATAATAAGAAAATATGAAGAATGAAGTAAAAACAATGCAAGAAGCATACCGAGTGTTTGATTTACTTGGTATTAAAGACGTCACTAAACAGTGGCAAAAAGCTAAAGGTACAGAAGTATGGGAATTACCATTTAAAACCATGTACTACAATGGTAGTAAGGAAACTAATAGATTCTCGATCTACAAAAGTGGTTATGTACGTAAAATGGTGGTTCACCCAACTTCTAATGCAAGTTATAGTTGTTATCAACTAAATAGAGTGCGTAAAGTACCCAACTATGTTAAAGACTACAAGTGGAATGATAGTAAAAGTGACATGATTTGGACTGGTAAATACCGTAAAATATACAATAACGAGCGAATCTTGATAGATAATCATAGAGATCGAGTAGTGTATTTATGTAATTACATACTAAAAAACTACTATAGAAATAGTAAGTGTGGTTTAGTTGGTAAATATACTATGGAAAGAGTAGCAGAAGTACATGGTGAATGGTGGAGACAAAACTCAGATTACCTAAAAAGTAAGCAAGAATTACCATTTGATGGACATTACGCTAATCCTGTTCACCCAGAACCAGAAGATGTACAAGTAATAATTAACGGGCACCGTTATAATTTAAGTTAAATGACTGATAAAGAATTAAAAGAATGGGAGGAAGAATATAAAGAAGCTGAAAAAGATATTCGGTGGATACTACCCTTAACGTTAATAATAATAATTTTAGCAATAATATGAATAAAATAACAAAAGAAAAGTGGAAAAGAGATTTAATCTATTACCAAAAATCAGTTGCTTGGATAGCTCCTGATGGGATAAAATACTCTCTATGGAGTAAAGTACCACACCAAGATAAAAATGGAGAATTGGTTATGGTAGATAATGAGAAAATGTCCAACATATATTATGATTGGATTAGTGAAAATAAACCAGAATTACTAATGATATGATAGAAAAATTAAAAGAACTAGAACAAGAAGCAATGGATTACATTGACCCAGAAATATATGAGTCAATAGTATGTAATGTAATGGATGAAGGTGAACAATGGATTTACCAAGCGGGATATATAGATGGCTTACAAACAGCAATAAATATGTTGGCTGAAGAATCAGAAACAATGAGTTATAGTGTAGAAATGGAAGATATATTTCCTGATGATGATGAAGAAGAAGATATAGCTCAAGAATACCCAGATATATATGACAACTAATAAGATCATAATAGTAGCATTAGGAGTATCTATATGGTACTCTGCTACTTTAAATAAAAAGTACAACAACATATCTAAAAAACTAGATATGATTGTGGAAAATAGTGAAAAAGGAAAAATAGATTCCTTGCAATTTGAAATAATGAATTTAGGATATAAACTAGATTCTATGATATTAGAACATGATTATGGATTTAGTTTCACAAACTGAATACGATTTGAGAATGATAATAATAATATATGAATAAAAAATGCAAATGTAATAAAATAATACCAGTAGAACGTCTGCGACTTGGCTTTAGAGTCTGCGTGGATTGCTCAACAGTATCAAGATACGGTTGTGCTCCAGTTATAAACCATAAAACTGGCAACACTATACAGATAATGTCTAGTGAAGATGCGGAGAAAGTTTACAAACTATTTCGCAGGCGTGGCTACGGTACAATGTTAAGATAAATGATATGAATAAAGAAGAATTAAACCTAGAAATAGGTAAGTTAAAAGCGTCCCTAGAGGCGCACGAAAGCCAAGTGAAAGATCTTCAGCAAGATTTAAAAGTTGCTGAAAAGAAATTAGCAAATTCTAATAAACCACAGTTGACTATAAAACAACTTAATACAATAGAAGACGCTATAAGAAGCTCAGTAGATAATTATAGATTTGACGAGATTGACCAATATGAGTACGAATTCGGTTTAGAATACGATAATAGAGTAGAACTAAACCACATCGAATTCAGAGACCATGATGATTTATCTAGTGAAATCTACGCAAAAGTTGAAGATCTATTTGGTATAGCTGATGAAAGTGACGATAAACCAATAGGAGTAGACTCCAATGGTGTACCAAGCGAATAGTCAGTTATAAACACGGAATATCAAGGTCGCTGGCCACACAAAGTAGCCCAGTAGTAAAACGTACCTTGTATTCCATGGAGTGTCCGGCTTAAATGCAAACCACTAATAGGGTCTGGACGGCGAAACCACCCTAGCACTCCAAAATATAGTTGTATTCTTCGCGTGAGATGAAATTGAGTTCTCACGGTTTACAACAAGTTGTAGTGTTATAAGTACTTATGACACATGGAATCTCGAGATTCCATTTCTTTGCGCGGAATGAAAATGAGTGTCCGCGGTTTACAACTCGAGAGATTGATAGTCAAGAAAGTGAGGATAAAACAGTTTGCTATCCCTCACCTCTCAGCCTAG